ACGCTGACCGACCGCTCCGGCACGGTGACGGCGGGCGGCACGGCGCAACAGCTCATGGCCGCCAATTCCTCGCGCCGGGGCTTCTCCGTCCAGAACAACTCCAACGGCGCCCTAACGATTTCCAGCGTGGGGACGGCCTCGACCACGGCGGGGATGATCCTGCAGCCCGGCCAGCTCTACGAGGCGCCCATCACCGGCGTTCCGACCACGGCCATCTCAATCCTCGGCGCGACCACTGGTCAGCGCTTCGACGCAAGGGAGTGGTAAGATGCCGCTGAGCGCACCCTTCACTGGTTCCAAGTCCGCCGTCTTCTCTTCCAGCGGAACCGTAGTCGTCCCGGCTGGCGTGACCGCTGCTCTGGTGACCCTCATGGGTGGCGGAGCTGGCGGCGGCGGCGGCCATGCGACGGGCGGAGCGGGGGGTGGCGGCGGTGCGGGCCACTTGGTGTCTCGGCGCGCCATGGCGGTTGCAGCTGGTGCGACCCTGACTGTTACCATCGGAGCCGGCGGCGCGGGCGGCGCGATTGGTGCGGCGGGGCCCGTTGGCGGTGCGTCAACTGTAACCGGCGGCTCGTCACCTGACATTGTGGCGCTTGGCGGCGGCCTTGGCGGAGCGGGCGGGGCGGCCAACGGCGGCAACGGCGGATCATCGGGTTTTGGTCAGGGGGCTTTGTCCTTCTTTACGGGCGGCGTTGGCGCGACCGGCGGCGCGGCGGCGGGCAGCTCGGGCGGTGTCGCCGCGTCCTGCGGCGACACCCAATCCGGTTCGGGCGGGGGCGCCGGGGCCGGAACGGGCTCTGGCGGCGGAGGCTTGGCGCGCGGGTTCACCGTCACTGGCGGAAACGCGTATGCTTCCGGCGGCGCGAATATCGGCGGCGGCGCGGGTGGCTGCGCCCCCTACGGACTTGGCGGAGCGGGCGGGGCGACCACTGCGGCTGGAACCGCTGCGGCGGCTACGGCATACGGGGCTGGTGGTGGCGGCGGCGGTCAGAACGCGGCCGGCGGTGCCGGTGCCGGCGGCTATTGCATCATTGAGTGGGTTTACTGATGAAGGTTGCGGTTCTCGAAGACGGCAAGGTCGTCAACATCATTGTGGCGGATGCGGCATTCGCGGAGGCCAATCTGGCGCAATACCGCATCCTGAAGGACGGCGAGTGGTGCGACATCGGCGCGACTTGGGACGGCAAGAAATTCATCCCCGCCGACCCTATTGAGGGCTAGCCCGTGGGAGAGAAGACCTACGCCCACATGACCGCAGTAGGGGCGTAGAGCCATGACCGCAGTCCCCCTCGGCATCTCCACCTACAAGCGCACCGTTGGCCGACAGGCGGAAATCCTGCTGGTCAACATGTTCGTGGAGAAGGACCCGACGAACCTGGTGGACCAGCTCGTGCGGCTTCAGCGCCCCGGGCTGGTCGAACACATGACCGTGGGAAACGGCCCGATCCGCGGCCTGCTGCGCCAGTCCGGAACGCTGGGGGGCGACTACTTCACCGTCTCGGGAACCGCGCTCTACAGGGCGGAGACCAACCTCGGCGTCATCCTCGGCGCCGCCCGCGTCTCCATGGCCGCCAATGACGTGCGGGTCATCATCGCCACCGGAACCACGGCCTACAGCTACACCGAGGCGACGGGGCTGGTGGAGGTCGTGATGCCCGATGACATTCCGGTGTCGTCGGTCGAATACCTGAACGGCTACTTCATCCTGACCCAAGCGGACTCCGACCGCTACTACTGGATTGCGCCGGGCGAAACCGACCCCGACGCGCTCTCCTTCGCCTCGGCTGAATACGCGCCCGACAACATCGTCTGCGTCAAGCGGCTGGGCGATGAGCTTTGGCTGTTCGGCGACGAGACGACGGAGGTGTGGGTTCCGACCGGCTCGGCTGATGCTCCCTTCCAGCGCGTTCCCGGCAGGCTCTACGACAAGGGCGCCGCATCGGCTGACGCCGTGGTCCCCGGCGACAACACCCTGATCTTCGTGGGCTCGGACGGCATCGTCTACCGCTGCGACAACCAGCCCGTCCGCATCAGCGACAACGGCATCGAAGAGCGCATCCGCCTCGGGGGCGCGCTCACCGCATGGCAATACGCCATGGACGGCCACACCTTCTACAGCCTCAACATCGCCGACCAGGGAACCTTCCCCTTCGACATCTCGACCCAGACGTGGGTGGAGTTCAACACCTACGGGCGGACCGGCTGGCAGGCGTGGCTCGGCCTTCAGGGGCCGGACGGGGTGATCGCGGGCGACGACACGACCGGCACGCTCTGGCGGCTGGATTCGACGGTCTCCCAAGACGACGGCCAGCCCATGATCCGGGAAATGACCGGGGGCGTGGAGATCATCGGCAAGCCGCAGCGCTGCGACGCCTTCAGCCTTCGCGCCATCGCCGGGTGGGGCTCGCTCACCGACGAACCGACCATGCAACTGCGCTGGTCAGACGACGGCGGCAACACCTGGTCGTCATGGCGTGAGATCGGCATGGGCCTTGAGGGCGAATACTGGAAACAGGTCGTCATCCGCAGGCTGGGCCTGATGCGGGCGCCGGGCCGGCTGTTCCACCTTCGCCTGTCAGATCCATTCGTCTACCGCGTCCAATACGCCCGGCTCAACGAGGCGTTCGGGTGATCAAGCTCCCGCGCTTCCCGCCGGGCCTTCGGGTCGCCGACGACAAGGGCCTGCCGTCCCACGAGTTCTCCCGCTGGTGGGATGACGCCATGTCGCGGCTGGAGAACAGCGTCAACGACATCATCGCCGTGAATGAGGCGCAGGACGCCATGCTCAAGGCGATCTCCTACACCGTGGGGGCATCGATCGAGGCGCTGGCCGGGACCGGCAACTCGACCATCACCATCAGCGCCCACACGCGCGTCTATCCGGACGGGTCCAGCGATCCGGTGGCGTTCGACGGGGGCTCCATCCCCGCCCAGACCTACGCGACGGCCTACTACATCTACACCGACGACCAGGGTGGAGCGGTCACCTACCTGACCACGACCGACCCCACGGCGGCGGTCAACTCCATCGACAACCCGCAGCGCCTGTTCGTGGGCGCCGTCGAGACGCCCGCGGCCGATGGTGATCCGCCGGTTCCTGGAAGGCCCGCAAGCCCGGCGACGCAGGCCGCCGTGTAGAATAATCTTGCGCGAAACGGCGAAATCGGGGAAAATTATTGCGTCACAGGGGCCGTCATGATCCGAACCGAACGCGATCCGGCCTTTTGGCGTGAAGTAGCCTCCCATCCCTTGGTGGCGCCTCACGTCTTGCTGGGCCGCGAGTTCGATGTCGGGGCTGTGGCGCAACACGCCAGCGTAACCCCGCTCGCGGCCCAGCACGGGGGCTTCCTCTTCTGCAAGCTGGACGGGCTGGGGTTCGTCTACGAGCTGCACTCGCTGTTCACGCCCGAGGGCTGGGGCCGGGAGGTCCACGGCGCCGGGAAAGAGGCGCTGCAGCACATCTTCGCACAGGGCGCGTCGGTGATCGTCACCACCCAGACGGAGGACGGCAAGGCGCCGCCCCGCTCGTTCGGCTGGCGCGAGACCGACAACTACCGCGACACGGACATCGGCAACGCCCGGTGCTGGTTCCTGACCGCCGAGGCATGGCGGCTTTCACCGGGAGGCCGTCAATGCCGGCAGTAGCAGCGGCGGGCCTTGGCCTCGCCGGGTCCATCTACTCGACCTCGCAGGCGAACAACGCCGCCGACAAGGCCGCCAAGGCGCAGAACAAGGGCGCCCAGCAGGCTATCGCGCTTCAGCGTGAGCAGTTCACCCAGGGGCGTCAGGACCAGATGCCGTGGCTGGTCACGGGATCTTCCGCGCTCGCCCGCCTCGCCCAGACCTACGGGCTCGACTACCAGGACTTCAACCCCAACCCCGTGGCCGCTCCCGCCGCGCCCGCTCCGGCCACCCGGGGCCGGGGCGCGTTCGGCAATGGGGCCATTGGAAACGCCGCTTCCGAGGCTGCGCCCCCGAGCGCGACCACCACGCCCGCCGCTGATCCGGCCGACGCCGCGCCGTCGTCAGGCTACCATCAGGGAACCGGCACGGGCGACCTCTCCGCGTTCTTCACCTCGCCGGACTACCAGTTCCGGATGCAGGAGGGCTTGGCCGGCGTCGATGCCGGGGCCGCTGCTGGCGGAATGCTGGATTCCGGGGCGACCCGAAAGGCTGAGATCGCCTACGCGGGCAACCTGGCCTCGGGTGAGTTCAACAACTACGCCAACCGCCTGCAAGCCCTCGCCGGGCTGGGGCAGGGGACCGGCGCCAACCTCGCGGGTCAGGGCGCGGCCTACGCCCAGAACGTCGGCAACATCTACCAGTCCAACGCGGACAACCGCGCCTCGTCCTACCTCGCCCAAGGCCGCAACAACGCCAACCTCGCGGGCTCTGTCGCGGGCATCGGCTCCGGCCTCATCATGAACTGGCCCCAGAGCGGGGGCGGGTGATGGCCGACTACAGCACCATCGTCATCGACCCGCTCAAGCAGATCGGTGCGGGGCAGGAGTTCACCAACCGCCTGTTCGACCAGCAAGCCTCGCAGACGGCGGGCCGGGCCTATGCGTCGGGCGACTACGCCGGGGCGCGCACGGCGCTGGGCGGGCGTGGGGATATCGCGGGGGTGAACGCGGTGACCGCTGGCGAGAACGCGGCGACCGACCGGACCACGGCGCAGACGGCGGCGACTGAGGCTCGCGCGGCTGCTCAACGCGACCAGGCCATGAAGTTCATCAGCCAAGCCGCCAAGCTGCTCAAGGGCGTGCGCGACCAGGCTGGGCCTGAAGCCATGCTGCGCGAGTATGACGGCCTCGCCCCGGTGTTGGCGCAGATCGGCACGCCCGAACAGGTGTCCCAGTTCCGCCAGACGCTGGCGAGCAACCCCGGCGCCCTTGAGGCGATCCTGCAGGCCTCTGAGGCCGACGTGAACGGGGTGGTCGTCAACCCCGGCGGTTCCCTGCGCGACCCGCGCACCGGGGCGGAGCTTTACACGGCGCCCTTCGCGCCGCGGACTGAAACCGTTTCGCCCGGCCAGACGCTCGTGGACGTGACGCCGGGAGGGCGCTCTCCCGCCGGCCGCCCGCCCGCTGGAGACCTGTGGTCGCGCCTGATCCAGCAAGAGAGCAGTGGTGACCAGTCTGCGGTCTCGCCGCGAGGCGCGTTCGGTCGCGCCCAACTGATGCCCGACACGGCGGCGCAGATCGCCCGCGAGATGGGCGACCCTTCGCTTGCTCAACGCGCCCGCACCGACCCCGCCGTCAACGAGCGCATGGGGCAATACTACCTCAACCAGCAAATGCAGCGGTTCGGCAACGAGGCCGTGGCGCTGGCCGCCTACAACGCCGGGCCGGAGAAGGCTGCGGAGTGGGTTCGCCGGTTCGGGATGCCGCAGCCGGGCCAAGAGGCGCAGTGGGCCGCCCAGATCCCGTTCCCCGAGACGCGCCAATACGTGACCAACATTCTGGGGCTGGACGGCCCCGGCGATGCGGCCGGGCCGCGCGTTCTGTTCCAGGCTCCGCCCAAGGAAGAGCCCGGCTACACCATGCTCACCGCTGAAGAGGCGCAGGGTCTGGGCCTTGACCCCGGCGTGCGCTACCAGCGGTCCCCCACCGGCCAAATCACGCCCGTTGGCGGACAGGCTCGCGGCAACCTTCGCCCCATCCCCGTGGCGGCGGCGCGTGGCATCGTGGAGAACCGCAGCCGCATCGGTCAGGTGGATCGCGCCATCGCGTCGGTGCGGTCCTACCCGGACGCGTTCGGCCCGGCCAACTATCTGGGCGGCGACGTGGTGCGGCAATACACCGACCCGCAGGGCGTGACCGCCCGCGCCCAGGTGGCGGACATCGCCTCGATGGAGATCAAGAACCGCTCCGGCGCCGCAGTCACCATCAGCGAGTTCCCGCGCCTTCGCCCGTTCATCCCCATGCAGACGGACAGCCCCGCGACCGTGGAGCGCAAGCTCGCCGGGCTCAGGGCGGAACTGCAGGCCATGAATGAAGAGGCGGAAGCCTTCTACAGCGAGGCCAACGGATATCGCCCGGCCGCCCCATCGACGGCGCAGGCCAACGCCCCCAGCCGTCCCCAGCTTCCCGCCGGCAACCCCCGCCGTGCGCCCGCTCGCCCCCGTGGGGTTCCCGCCGACGCTCGCCAAGGCGCAGACGGCGGCTGGTATACGTCCGACCCTGCCCGGCCGGGCAAATACCTGAAGTGGCCGTAGATGCCACAGCCCGTCGATTACGACCCCTTCGCCAACGTCCCGGCCCCTCCCGGCCAGCGCGTCGTCTCCGCTCGCCCCCAGACCGGGACCGAGAACGAGGCGGACATGCTGGCGCGCGGCTACACCAAGGACGCGCAAGGCAACTGGACGCGCGAGCTTCTGCCCGCGAGCGAGGTGGCGCCTCCGGGTTCTGCCGGAGAGCCGGTGGACTACAACCCGTTCGAGGCAGACCAGGCCCCCGACCAGCGCCCCTCGTTCGACCTGACCAACATCGACGGCGGCGACATCGCTGCGTCCGGCGGGACGGGCGTGGTGCAGGGGTTCACCGGCATCGCCGGATCTCTGGCGCCGCCCGTTGACATGCAGGGGCTCATGTCCCCTGAGACGCAAGCCCGCCTGCAGGCCATCGCTGAGCGCAACGGCCCGGCTGCGGAGTTCGCCCTTCGCGTCGGCATGATGGGCGGCGATCTCGACCAGGCCATCCAGGCGGTGTTCGGACAATACTACGAGCCCAAGACCACGGCCGGAGAATATGCCCGCACGCTTGGTCAGTTCGCGGCCGGCCTTCCGTTTGGTGGTGAGGCGGCGCTTCCGGCCATGTTCGGCGGGGCGATGGTCTCCGAGACCTCCGGACAGATCGCGCGGGGCATGGGGGCTTCCGAGGGCCAAGAGGCGGGTTGGCGGATCGCGGGCGGCATCGCAGGGGCCGCGGCGGCCCCCCGGTCGCTCAATGCGCGCACGGCGTCTGAAGGCGAGATCGCCTCCGCATCGGCCGGCGAAGGCCGCGCCATGAGGGGTGTTGACCCTGTTCGCGCCCGCCAGACCGTCGAGAACATCCGCGAGTATGGCGGCGAGGCCGTCCCCGCTGACGTAATGGGAAGCGCTGGACAGGCCCGTGTTCGCGCCGCCGCCTCGCGCGACATTCCCGAGCAGCAGACGGCCGTGGACTTCGCGGCCCAGCGTCGGGTGGGCGCCCAGGAATACGCCGCCAACCTTGGCGAGCGGGTGTCGCCGGAAACCCGGTCTCCGACCGAGGCCCAGCGCGCGATGAAGGCCCAGCGGGACGCCGCCGCCCGCACGGATTACGCCGAGCCCTACGCCACCCAGCTTGGCGACGTGACCCAGCTTCCCGAGGGCGTGCGGCAGGCCGTCAATGACGCCGAGGGCGCGCTGGCGATCGACAAGGCGCTCCGCATCGCCAGGGCGGACCGTGACGCCGGCGCCGTCGCCGAGCTTGAAGCCCTGCGAGACGGTCAAGGCGGGGTTCCGATCACGGCCCGCACCGTTGACCGCCTTCGCATGACGTTCCGCGACATGCGCGACGCCGCGTCTGTGGACACGACCCAGGGTCGGGGTATGTCGCGCATCTACGGCGACCGCATGAGGGCGCTGGACGGGGTTCTGGACAGCATTCCGGAGCTGACCGACGCCCGCGCCGCCTACCGCACCGGATCGCAGGCCGCTGATGCCGTAGAGACCGGCGCACGGGTTCTCGCCCCCGGACGCACCCGCGAGACCGTCTCCAGCCTGAACGCTGCCCCCCAGCCGGTCCGTGAGGGCTATCTGGCCGGTGCGCGCAACGCCATCGAGGATGCCGCCGGTAAGCCCTCCGGCGCCGCCTCCGCGCTCGACACCATGGCCGTGGGCCGCGACTTCGCCCAGCGCATCGAGGCCGCTGGCGGACCAGCCATGCGTCAGGACGTGCAGACCGGCGCCCAGACCGGCCGCAAGATGCTGGAGACCGCGCGCAACGTCTCGCCCCGGACGGGTTCCGAGACCAGCCTCAACGCCATCAGCTCGCAGTCGCTGGACATGGCGGCCCAAGGCCTTGAGGCCATCGCGGCGGCCAAGACCGGCGGCCTGAGCCTGGTGATGAAGGTCGGCAACTTCTTCCGCACCCTTGGCATGTCCGACGCCGAGGCAGGCGCCCTTGTCCGCATGGCGCTCGATCCCGATCCCGCCCGTCTCGACGCCATGCTCGCGCGGCTCGACGCCAACAACCCGACCGCGACGCAGCGCATCCGGCAGGCCCTGAATGACGTGCGCGCCCGCGCCGCGGCGACCAGCGCCCCGATAGCAGCCGAGGCAAACCGATGAAGGATCACCCCTGATGGCCGGCCGCATCGTCCTTGACCTTGGCAATCCCGCGCTGGACGCCAGCAGCGTCGCGCTGGTCGGCTCCAAGCGCTTCTACTACGCCAACGGCACGACCACGCTTCAGTCGATCTTCACTGACCCGGATCTCGACACCCCGCTCGCCAATCCCATGGAGGCGGACAGCGCGGGCCGGTTCCCAGACGTGTGGTGCGCCGACGACAAGGTGTATTCGGTCGCGTGGAAGACGGCGGCCGGCGCCACCATCCGCACGTTCGACAACATCAAGCCCATCGTGGTGGACACGACCGACCTCTTCGGCGAGCCGGGCGTCTATTACCTCTCCGAACTGACCGGCGTCGTTGACGGAACCGACGTGAGCGTCACCGCGCTCAACGGCGCCCTGGCGACCGTGGCGGCGACCGCTCCGGGCGTCGTGAAGGCCGGGCCGCACACCTACACCATGGACGAGGCCACCCTTGTCCTGAAGGAAGGCGCGGACCTTGAGGGGCAGGGCAAGGACCTGACCGAGTTCGACTGGTCCGACAACGCCGCGTTCTCGACCCTGATTTCGGCAACCGGCGCCGGGCCGGGAACGTGGTTCCCTGCGTCGTCCGGGCTGACCAAGGGCCGAACCTCCGTTGCGGTCACCGGCACGCCTACCGGGTTCGTGGCGGGCGGGACGTGCATGGTCCGCTCCACCGAGTTCGGGCTTCCGCAGATCAACGACCAGGAGAAGTTCACCTGGGCGGCGACGACCTCCATCGCCAAGGGCGCCCTGACCTACGCCAACGGGCGCTGGTATGTCTGCACGACCGCCGGGACCACGGGCTCGACCTCGCCGACCTCGACCTCCAATCCGGTCACGGACGGCACGGCGACCCTCTACTACATCGACTACGCCAACCAGCAGAACCAGGTGCGCTGGACCGCCGGGCTCTCGGCGACGCTGGGCATGTTCCGGGCCATCGGGTCGGGTGCGTCGATCGGGTATCTGCTGGTCTGTGTGACCGCTGGGACCACGGGGGCGAGCGCTCCGGTCGTCTCCTATTCCAACACCCTGACGCTGGTCACGGACGGAACCGCTGTCTGGCGCCTGGCCGGCTACTTCAACTCCACCAAGGGCGAGCTGAAGGAGCGCGGCATCGACCGCGTGTCGGGCTCGACCATCTACCTGACCTCCGAGCTTGAGGACGATTACCCCCTGTCCTACGGCGGGCAGTCCTTCACGGTTGAGATCGCGCCGGTCACGCTGGCGAACATCAACCTGTCCAAGCTGACGATCCGCGGCCGGGGGATTCCGGCGTCGGGCTCGCTGTCCGCCGTGGGCTCGGGGACCTCGCTCTACTACACCTCGTCGGAGCTTTGCGACAAAGGCATCCTGCCCAAGTGGTGCAAGCTCACCTTGCGCGACGTGCGGATCATCGACGTTGAACAGTTCGCCATCTACGGCGGCTGCTCGATCATCGATGATGACGACAGCTGCGAATACATCTTCTCGCCGACCCACCTGGAGAGCCAGCAATACGCCTGCTACCTTCAGGGCGCGGGCAGCTACAATTCTCGCGGGTCCAAGTCGTGGAACGCGCGCCACGTCCCGGACGGCGACGGCTCGCCCTCTACGACCGAGCCCGCGTATCGCGGCATCCCCAGCCACATCGGGCTTTATGACCACGACGCCGTAGGGTGCTGGCAGTCGGTCACCGGCAGTCACCGCGCCGCGCGCTACCTTGAGGCCGTTGGCGGGATCTGGAACGTGCTGACGGCCGGCTGGAAATCCCGCTGCCCGAACACGCTCCTGGTGGGCGTGACGATCAACGGCCCGCGCTACGCCTCGGAATCCGACTACATCGCCCAGGACGCGCTGCTGACCGGCTACTACCAGACCGGCAAGTCCGTGGTGAAGGGCGTCATCCTGAACGGCGGGTTCGCGGGCGCTCGCCTGTCCAACGCTGACGGCACGATCGGCAAGGTCGATTGGGAGTTCCTGACCGACGGCGCCCTGACCTACGGCGCCCGTCTCGGGGCGGCTGACGGCGACGCGATGGAGGACTGCAGCTTCGACATCAAGTCGTCGGGCGTGGTCACCTACGACAACGTGCTGGTGGACGGTCCGATGACCAACTGCCACGTCAAGCTGCGCTACAAGGGCGGGCGCAAGGGCATCACGTCGGCCAACCGCAAGCCCAAGCTCACCAACTGCACCTTCGACATCTCCGGGCAGGACTGCACCGAAGAGGCGATGGACCTCTACAACGCGACCGGCGGCCATGTGTTCGGCGGGGTTCGCGCCTCATCGACCACCAACGTCATCAACCGCCTGAAGGATTTCATCGCGGTCACCATCGACCGGGCGACGGCGATTGGTCCGGCGGCCTTCGCGGGCGAGTTCTGGAAAGTTCAGGCGACCTCGGCCAGCTACTCGTCCTACATCGAGATGGCAGATCAGGTCTGCTACTCGCCCTCCGGGATCGGCGGGACCGGCCTGACCGTGGAGGCGAACGTCTCCAATTCCTCGTTCGGGCGGATCAACACCACCCACACGACCAAGATCAGCGCGGGCGTCAACCCGACCAACATCTACGCCAGCGCCCCCAACAACGTGCAGGACGCGGCCTATACGCTGGCGCCGCAGGACGCTACCCCGGGCCGCACCGTGACCCATACGTCCGGGTCCGCGCACACCTGGACGATCAACCCGCTTTCCACCGGGTTCATCCCCGTGGGCTCGCGCATCGAGTTCTGCAACGTCGGGTCCGGCGTGGTGACCATCGCGCGGGGCGCGGGCGTGGTTCTCAGGCTGGCCGGCGCCGACGCCAACCGCTCCGTCGCCCAATACGGCGCGGGAACGCTCGTTCACGTCTCGACTGATGTCTGGATCGTCTACGGGTCCGTAGGCGTGACCTGATGCCCCAAGGAGCCGCTCAATGACCTCACCCACCACCACCCAGCTCGACGCCTACGGAACCGTCTGCGGCGCCCTGAAGACGGCGTTCTCGGCCGCCCCCTCCGGCATCCCGTCCGCCAAGTCCGTCAAGGTCCGGCAGGCGGTTGACGGATGGCTGGACGCCGCGGCGACCGAACACGGCATCAGCCGGGCGAGCCTGGACAGCCAGATCGAAGCAAGCGCCGGCTACACCAACAGCGGCGGGGTCGGTGCGCTGTGCAACTAGACGGCGCGTTCCTGTTTGGGCTGGGCTGGGCGGCGGTGACCGCGCTCAACGGCCTTGCGTGGAAATCGGACCGGCCGCGCTACGTCGATGCGTTCGGGATCAGCGCCATGCTGTTCCTGAGCTGGTTCATCTGCACGGCCTCCCTGGCGCTCTACGGCATCCCTGACGGCATGAGGCTTTACCCCCTGTGGGACGGCATCTGCGCGGTCGTGGTGGCGTGGGCCTGGCAGACGGATCGACGCCGCTGGAAAGCGGTCATGCTCGGGACGTTCGTTGGCATCTTCGCGCTGCACTGCGCGGTCTGGGCGCGCTACCTCAATGGTTCGGCGAATGCTATGCTATACCTGAAGTTGCTCGACGTGGCCGCCCTGGCTCAGATGTCGGTAGCGGCGTGGCCCGGCGGGAGGCATGTTGCAGTTTCTCTTCGTGATTGGCTGCTCCGGGGCGGTTCTTCTGGCCATCGTGTGGGCGGCTAGTCGTGTCGCTCGCGGTCCTAAAGGTCGAACACGACCGCCTCCGAACTGACCACGACAAGCTAGCCGAACACGTCGAGAAAATCGACGCCCAGCAGGAGCTGATCGGCCGCCAGCAAGCATGGGTGTTCGGCCTCGGAACCGGCATGGGCGGGGCCGGGATGCTGCTTGTCCAACTCGTTCTGCAGAAGGTGTTCTGATGAAGCCTTTCCTCATCCCCAACTGGCGTGAAAGCTGGAAGTGGCTCTCCGTCCATCTCGCGGCCCTCACCGGCATCGCCGCAGGGTGGATATTTGCTAACCCGCTCGAGCTCCTCCAGATCCTCTACATGATCCCGGCCGAAGTCCGGGTGAAGCTCTCGCCCTTCGTAACCGTCGCCGTCGTCGCCGTGGTGGTGGGCGCCAGGCTGTGGAAGCAGGGCCACCCGAGGAAGCCCGATGCCTGAGCCCTCCAAGAAGGCTACGATCGCGGGCGTGGTCGGCGCAACCGCCGCCGCGCTCTTGCTGGTCATCATCCCGCAGGAGGAATCCGGCCGGACGGTGAAGGCGACCGTGGCGCCGGACGGAACCGCGACCGTCGAGCATGTCCGGGGCCGCCAATACCTGAAGGCCTATCTCGATAGCGTGGGCGTCGCCACCATCTGCGACGGCATCACCAAGGGCGTCAGGCTGGGCCAGGTTCGCACCGAAGCCGAGTGCGCCGCCCTCTTGGAAGCCGATCTGGTCGAACACGCGTCGGGCGTGATGAAATGCACCCCGAACCTTGCCGGCCATCCATACCAGACCGTGGCCGCCGTCTCGCTGGCCTACAACATCGGCGTGGGCGGCTACTGCCGGTCCAGCGTCGATCGACATTTCGATGCCGGGCGCTGGCGTCAGGGATGCGACGCGATCCTGATGTGGAACCGGGGAGGCGGGCGGGTGATCCGGGGCCTGACCCTGCGGCGGCAGCGCGAGCGCGCCATCTGCATCAAGGGGCTGTCATGATCCTGATCGCCTTCGCCATCCTTGGCGCCATCGCCTTCGGGCTGGCGCTGGCCGCGGGCCTTTGGTGGGCCATCCGCGAAGCCCTCGGAGGCCGGTAATGGACATCAAGCTTCCAACCCCGACGCCCGGACCCGTTTACGCCGTCCTGGCGCTCGCCGCCCTGCTCCTGCTCTGGGGCGCGTGGTGGGCCATCATCATCCGGCCTGCTGATAACGCCAAGGAGGCCGCTACGGCGCGCGTGGAGGGCGGTTTCGCGACCGCCCGGACCGAGAGCGCCCGGGACGCCGGGAACACGCTGGACGGCGCTCTGAAGGGCGCAGCCACCAATGAACAGACCGCAAGGGAAACCGCCGATGCAATCCGCCAAGCGCCGGGCGCTGATGTCCGCCTCGATCCTGCTCTCAACCGCACTGCTCGCGAGCGGCTGTGCCTCCGTGCAGCCTACCGTGATCGCCCCGAGTGCGTGCAGCTCGCTCGTCGGGCCAAGCCTGCGGGCTGATGTCGCCCCGGTCGATCTGCCGCCCGAGGACGCAACGGCCGGCGATCTGTGGACGGCCTTCGACGGCCAGACCGCCCGGCTGGACACCGCCAACCTGTTCAAGCGGGCGCAGATGGAGACGGTCGAGCGCTGCGAAGCCCGCGACCAGGCCGTGACGGAGCGGTATCAGCGTCCCTGGTGGAAGCTGTGGTGACCTGACCCGGCGCGCTCTCCTCCCTTCCGTGCCGCAACCTTGGCCCGCTCTCTTCGGAGGGCGGGCCTTTTGCGTTTCAGGGGGCGGTTCCGGTTTGTAGTCCCCGGCTAACCTGTTGAATCGTCTTGGGGGCGAATTGTGGACGTTTGTAAGGCTTCCCCAACGATTTCAACAACGGCGTCTGATTAAAAGTCAGATGCTCTAACCAACTGAGCTAGGGGCTCTTTCCGCTATACTTACAGGCAATTGGGGGTCATTCGGAGCAGGCTCGTTTTGACCCGGTTTGTCAGCCGGTTTGTAGCGGCCCGTTCTCTCTGTGATCCGCCGCAGCATGTCAACCGCTACCGCGTCGGCAGAGACGTAGCGGACCATCAGGGCTTGCACGGCGTCCTTCGACCAGCCCATCACCAGGGCGATCATGTCGTCGTCGGCGCCCATGACCTTCAGCCGTGTCGCCGCTGTTCCTCTCAGGTCGTGGAACCGCAGGCCGGTGATGTTCGCCGCGAGCCGGGCCTTCCTGAATGACGCCTTCAGCCCGTCCGCCGTCCACGGCTTGCCGCGCGTGTTGACCAGCACGGTCCCGATCTCGCGCCGGCCGATCGCGTCAAGCAGGGCGCGCGTCTCTGGAAACAGGGGTATCACAGCGTCTCGCTCGCGCTTGGAGGTGCGGACCATGATCGCCTCATCGGAGACGGCGGGCCATGTCAGCCGCACAAGGTCGCCCAGCCGCAGGCCCGTGAGCAACGCCAGATCGACGGCCTGGCAGAGCCGGGGGCTGGCCTTGGCGTAGAGGCGCTGAAGGTCGGCCGCCGTCCAGATCGCATCGGAGCGGTTCGCCCGGTGGATCGACCGAATGTCCTTGGTCGGTTCGTTCTTGGTGTAGCCCCGCGAGCGAGCCCAGCTGTAGAGCCGCGACACGGCCTGCATGGCGTAGTCCGCGGCGCGCGGGTGCTTGGTCAGCTCGTCGCGCCAGTCGGTCAAGTCGGTCACCTCCAGCCCGTCAATTCCGAACTCGCGGAACTCGGCTTCGAAGGCGCCCAGGTAGCGGCGATATTCGCGCTGTGTCGTCGGCTTGAGCCGGGTGAATTCCGGAGATCTGAAGAACGCGCTCACCAGCCCCGGAACGTGCTTCACCGACTGGATCATCGGAACGGGCCGTCTCGCGGCCTCCAAGGCCTTCAGGACGGCAGGGGAGCCCAGCGAGGCCTCAAGGGCGCGGCGGGCTTGCGAGAGGCTTCCAGCGGCCTCCCTGGCGACCAGCGGACCGCCACGGAATGCATAGGCGTAGATGACGACCTTGCCGTCAGCCAGCGTCTTGGTAGTGGTGTGGAGCCCCGTCAGCTTTGCGCGCACGTCTGGCCTCCCTCGCCCGCTCGATTTCACTCAACGCCTCCTTGGGCTTTCCGGTCAAGACGCGGAACCCGCCGGGCTCGACCACGACCTCAGCGACGACCAGGCCCGCGGCCTGGACGGTTCGTATCACGCTGGCGATGGATGGCCGGCGCTCGCTCACCTACCCCTCCGCTTCAGATAGAGCGGCGTCGAGATAGCGCGTCCAGTAGTCCTTGAAGATGACGCCGTTGAACGTAGGCCAGTCAGCGCGGCACTTCGCAATGATCTTGGCGTCAGGCTCGCGCATGGCCTCGATGGCTGCGAGGGCGGCGTCTATGTAGTCGGGCTGCATCGGCTCGTTGATGTCTCGATCACGGCCGCCCTTGTTCCCGCGCTCCGCGTTCCACTCACTCTTGTTGGCGAAGGCGTGGTCGAAGTTGTCGCCAAGCCCATCAGCAATCGCCCTCGCCACTTTCTCAATCATCATTGGTCTTGTCCTTGTGGTGGGGTGGGGGCTTGGCGGGCTGCTTCCTCAATCTCGCACGCAAGGCATCGGTCGCCGTCGTGGGCGTGCATGTCCGCGACAAACGGCAGGGCCTTTTCGAGCGCCCCCTCCAACAACCCCACCCGTGCCTGAGCGGCTTGGAGGGAGGATAGGAGGGCGGGGATGTCGGTGCGGGCGTTCCGGATCGTGTCGCAGGCCTCACAGCGGCGGTTTATAAGCACCCCCGTCGAGATGCCGCACGTATCGCAAGTGAGGGCCCCCCTGATCTCTTCCATCATGTGTTGGGAGATTGAGGAGGCTCCGCTTCGCTTCGCTCCCGTTTGCGCCTCTTGAGCTTTACCTTCAGGGTCGCGGGTCATTGGATCACCGCGCCTTCTTGCCGGT